AGTGGAATTAAGGCAAAGATTATCAAGCACTACTTACCGATTATGAATAAGTTAATCAACAAGTATCTTGCGGATATGGATTTCTTTTGCCAGTTTAATCTCGATGAGAACTTTAGTGAAACAATTAAGAGTCGCCATCGTGATGAGTTTACATACCACAGTTTCAGCGAAGGCGAACGATTGCGTATTGATTTGTCATTGCTTCTTGCGTGGCGTGAAATTGCAAGACTGAAGAATAGTGTAAACTGTAATCTGTTAATTCTTGATGAAGTATTTGATTCAAGCCTTGATGCAGTTGGCACCGAAGAGTTCTTAAAACTCTTGACAAGTTTTGGAAGTCGTGCTAATATATTCGTAATTAGTCACAAGTCTGATTCAATGACGGACAAGTTCCAGAATCATATTGTGTTTGAGAAGAAGAATAATTTCAGTAGGATACGATGATAGATACAAAACTATTTTATGAACGAAATGACTATGTGCTTAATTCGCACATTAACTGCACCTATGAAGAACTCGTCGAGATGACTCCCGATGAGTTTCGTGAGTGGGTCATTGAAATGCGTAAGGTAGTCAAGGAGTCTTGGGATGCTCACGGTTGTCCTCCCCGAACGGGAAAGACAGAAGAAGGTATCATTGACCAGTTCAATAAAATTGCAGAATACCCTGTTCACGAATTCACTCATACAGATGAACTATCCGATGTGGACGATGATGTAATTATCAACAAGTCTCGTATGGGCGGGGAAGCAGACCAGTGGTTTAGTAATATGATGAAGGTTCGTATTAACTACACCGAAAAGGACACAGGTTATTCCATCTACGATTTGTTTGCTGACGATAAGCATTTAGAAAAAATGGTGAAAGGTGGAATGCGTCACTTCCGAAGAGATAGTCTCTACGAACACGCGAAGTCTGCATTCACAAATAGTCCCAAGTACGCCATCATTAATACAAAAGATGCCAACCACTGGATTGAAACATTCTTTACTGCGAAGCATATCTTCAAAGGTTATGATTTTATTCTTGAAGAAGTAAAAGTCCGTGACGGACTCAACAGTGGTTACTTTCAAGTAGAACAGAGTGAGATTTTAAATCTGACAAAGGATGAGGTCAAGTATTATAAGGATAAGGGTTGGTTACAATATCGCCATCACTCTACCTTTGATATCGAAAATATGTCGGATGATATGAGATACAATATTCGAGTATATCAAAAGGGAAAGAAGATGTTTCCCAAAGCATTCGCGGCATATCGAATTGGATATATTCAACCTGCTGTGAACTTCCCTCCAATGACTGCTAAATACTTGTATGAGCGATTCACCGAAAATCTCAAAGACCAAGAAGTTATTAACATCTATGACCCATCTGCTGGTTGGGGTGGTCGCATACTTGGTGCTATGGGTGTTCGGGATGACCGCAGGATTCATTATATTGGTACTGACCCAAATCCTGATAATTTTGTCGATGGTGATGCTAGGAGTAAGTATGAGTCTTTGGCTACTTTCTACAATACCAAGACTTATCGTGGAAATCCATTCTTTTCCGAAACGAATACTTTCGATGTATATCAACTCGGTTCAGAAGAAATCCAACACGAACCAGACTTCCAACAGTACAAAGGAAAACTCGACCTCATCTTCACTTCGCCACCTTATTTCAATAGAGAAGCGTATAGCGAAGATGGGAATCAGTCGTATAAAAAGTACGGGTCGTCGTATGAATCGTGGAGGGACGGATTCCTCCGACCAACACTAGAAACTTGTGCTGAGTATCTTCGAACAGATAGATATCTTCTGTGGAATATTGCGGACTTACTTGTTAGTGGGAAGTATCTTCCTCTTGAAGAAGACTCAAGAAAAATACTAGAAGAGTGTGGTATGGAATATCAATACACTCTAAAGATGGCACTCGAAGGAATGCCTGGACAAAATAGAATGGGCGAAGACGGTAAACCCACCTGTAAAAATTACTGTAAAGTTAACGATAAATATCTCAAGTACGAACCAGTGTTCGTTTTTAAGAAAGTGGAGAAACTATGAACAACTATCAAAATGAATATGACTCACCAATGCAAATTGGTGGTGGACAACCAAATGCACCACAGTATGAAATGCAAGGTACTGCGAACATCACCGTAAGACTAGAATATGTTTGGCTTGACGGTAACAGCACAAGAAACCTTCGAAGTAAAGTACGCTATGAAGATTGGGTAATGGATTCCCAGAGCGGAAATATGAGCAGGGAAGCCGTTCTTGCTAGAATGCCAGAGTGGAGTTATGATGGTTCTAGCACAAATCAAGCAGATACATTTGAGAGTGATGTGATTCTACATCCAGTTAGGGTATATCAGAACCCATTGGAAGTAAGTGAAATGGCATCTTTCATTGTTCTTTGTGATACTTACTACACTGACGGGACACCCCACAAAACAAACAGTCGCCACGCTCTCCAACAACTTATTGAAAAGTATGAAGAAAGCGACACTATGCAATTTTCTGTCGAACAAGAATATACATTCCTCGACGAAGATAACTTGCCAGTAAAGTGGAACTGTGAAATGGAAAAGGGACAAAACTACTGCGGTGTTGGTTCGCAAAACGTAAACCATAGAATTGTTGTAGAGCAACACGCATTTGCCTGTATGCAGGCGGGAATTGATATCTTTGGAACCAATGCAGAAGTTCTAGTTTCTCAGTGGGAATATCAGTTAGGTCCCAAGGGAGCAATGGAGACGGCAGATGACCTTTGGGTAAGTCGATATCTTCTGCACAAATTAACAGAAGGACAGTCCTTCTATGCATCTCTCGAACCTAAACCAGTAGAAGGTGAGTGGAACGGAGCAGGCGCACACATCAACTTCAGTACGGACTATATGAGAAGCAACTCAGATAGAAACTACATTGAAAGTATTTGCGAGGCTCTCGGAGAAACCCATAAGAAGCATATGGAAGTTTATGGTGAAAATAATGAAGCAAGACTTACTGGTGACTGCGAAACACAGCACTATGATAAGTTTACCTTTGGTATTGCAAACAGAGGCGCTTCCATTCGCATCCCACCTCCAACTGCACACGACTGGAGCGGGTATCTAGAAGACAGAAGACCAGCGGCTAATGTTGACCCATATAAGGCATTTGGTGCTTTGGTAGAAACAATTTCTTCGGTTAAAGTACCAGAAAACGCTACTGTTTAATTACACATATTACCTACATATAGTGGAGAAAGTAGTATGAGTAATAATATCTCTGAGCGATGGTATCGTGTTCGAAGAGCAGAAGTTAATGACAGAATTGAGGAAGGGAAAGTTCTTTCTGATAAAAGGAAAGAATATACCTCTCCGAAAGAAAAGTATGTTCTGAGCATAACCCCCGTTGCCTTCAAAGAAGATGGCAGATACTGGGCATACACCATTGGTAAAGTATATAAGAAACTAAAGAACAAAACTGGCGAACACGTTTGCACAGTTTATAGAAACAGTGAAAAGTTTCCTTTTGTTTTCTTTGAAGACCAAGATGGTCACGACTACTTTATTACAGGGGAAGACTATCAGGGACAGACGGTGGTTCAATTGGACACCAATGAACGATATGATTTCATTGGTGAAAAAGCCAAAAGAAATATGGAGTTCTGTTGGCAAAAGTTTCATCTGTCACCAAATGAAAAAATTCTAGCAGTCGAAGGACACGCAAAAAACAAACCAACTGAAATGGCAGAATATAGGTCTGTTCGGTTCTTTGTCTTTGATGATGCCTTGGCTCTTCCGTATGAAGAAACAGGAAACAGAATTTCTTTCCACTACGACCAAGCAATCGGCTGGGAAGATGACTCCCACTTCCTAGTGTCTGTGATTGAAGATAGGCGAAAGGATGACCTTAAACGCCTAAAGGATATGGACAAGAAGGAAAGAATGAAATGCTACGAGGAAAATGATTTTGGTAGAAGAAATGTGGTATATCGAGTGCCGATTGAAGGCGGAGAAGAAGGCATAAAAGAAGTCTATTCTGAATGGATTACCACTTGACTTGAACCCACTTTGTGTTAGAATTCATTTATGTCGAAAAGAACAAGACAACTAATTGAAGAGCCACTATTCGACTCCAAAGCGGAGGATGTAGAGTGGGAGTTCTTTCGGTGCGTAAATCGTTACCGAACGGGAATCCATCCATCCACTGCAAAGGAAAAGAAGTGGGTGGCTGATTATATGAAGTGGAAGAAGTTTTCCAAGGAAGACATTGAGTTTGCCCAGCGAGGAAGTTCGTTCAACTTTGAGAGCGTTGCCCCTTGTTGTCGCATCTGCACACAGGCGGACTGTGATGCTCCCCCTCACTGGCAGAAGAAGATAGATGGTCATATTGCTTCTATGATTCGAACAGGCAAGTCCAAGAGAGAAGAAAAGGAATTGCGAGATGCAAGCAAGCCTGTAAAGGTTAAGGTTTCTATTCAGGACAGAATCAAGAATCAAGTTGGCGAGTATATGGAAAGTCTCAATGTCGAGACTGATAAGTTTCTTGATAACATCAAAGACAAGCCAAAGTTCGATATCGCAAAGTGGTTGAAGAATCACGATGTAAAGTCTGTCCAGTCTTCTATGATTGCAGAACACTTTCAGCCTGTGTTGGATGAACTGAAAGAAGCATACGACAAGACTTGCGAACAACTTGTTGAAGCGTATGATTTCCTTACTCGTCCGCAACTCAAACGGTTCCGAGATATGATTCAGGAAATTGTAGACACTTGTACACAACACGCTAAACTTTCTAAGGCGGTTCGTAAACCACGAAGAAAGAAGAGCAGAACGCCTGGTCAGATTATCAAGAAGTTGCAATACTGCGAAAAGTCTGACGAGTACAAAATCTCTTCCATCGACCCGAGAAAGATTGTGGGTGCAAACAAGTTGGTTGTGTTCAACACCAAGTATAAGAAGTTGGCAATATTTGAAGCCTCTCCTTTGGTTGATGGGTTGTCGGTGAAGGGAACTACAATTGTAGGCTTCGATGACAAGAAGTCAAGAGAAAGAACCGTGCGAAAACCAGAACAAATTGTAAAGGATTGTGTTGGTGCTGGTATTCGTGTGATAAATAATAGGTACAATTCACTCAAGACGAAAGAATCTGTACCAACTGGCAGAATCAACAAAAACTGCGTAATACTACAGGCATTAAAATGATACTTATTGATATGAGTCAGGTTATATTGGGAAATGTGTTTGGTTATGCCAAGAACATTTCAGAGATTGACGAAAACATTGTTCGTCATATGACACTAAACTCTTTGCGAATGTACAAGAACAAGTACGAAAAGAAGTACGGGGATATGATTCTCGTTTTCGATTCGGGTGATTACTGGCGCAAAGAAGTATTCCCACACTACAAGGGAACACGAAAAGTAAAGCAAAACGAAGACAAAGAACTTTGGTCTAACCTCTGGAACATTGTCGCTACCGTTCGGGAAGAACTCGAAACTAACTTCCCATATAAGGTGATGCGAGTGAACCGTGCAGAGGCGGATGATATCATTGCGTACCTTGCAAAGAAGTATCATCAGACCGAAAACATTATGATTATCTCTTCAGACAAAGACTTTCAGCAACTACAGAGATACAGTGGTGTGAAGCAGTACAGCCCAAAGAACAAGAAGGCAATCACCTGCTCAAATCCAAGAGAATTTTTGATTGACCATATTATTCGGGGAGACTCCTCGGATGGCATTCCAAATATTCTTTCGGACGATGACACCCTAATGAACGAAGACAAACGACAAAAACCAATCACCAAGAAAGTTATGAATACCATTAACGAAGACTTGGCATTTGGCGAACTACCAAAGGGTTACGAGGATAATTGGAAGCGAAACCAGACACTCGTTGACTTGGATAAAGTTCCAGATTGGATTAACGAAAAAATCGAAGCCGCGTGGAACGAACCAATTGTAGGTAAGAGAAACAGGCTATTTAATTATTTCATCAAACATAAACTTAAGAACCTTATGGAGACAATAGAGGAATTCTAATGGGAAACAAGAAGAATCGTAAGAAGCAATCTCGTCAGGAGTACAACGAGGATGTTTCAGACTTGGACAAGGCTTTCAGAAAGGGAAAGCGAACCAGCAAGAATAAGAGGCGCAATGAAAAGCGTTATATGCGTGATGTACGCAACGGTGAATATGGGGGAGAGTTCATCGATAACTTCGAAAAATGGAATTGACACTACACGAAACTGTGATATACTAAAGCAAACTTTAGGAGATTTATTATGACAACTATGACAAAGATGAAGATGTCCAACAAGACACTGAATCTATTGAAGAACTACGCTTCAATCAACTCTAACATTCTTGTGAAGCCTGGTAACAAGATTGCTACCATTTCACCCGTGAAGAATGTGATGTCGGAGGCGATTGTAGAAGAGGACTTCGATACCGAGTTTGGTATCTGGGACTTGAACAAGTTCCTTGGTGTGGTTTCTCTTTTCGATAAGCCTGAGTTCGCTTTCGATGAGAAGTCCGTTACAATTTCTGGTACGAGCGGTGCATCCGTTGAGTACTACTACAGTGAGCCTTCTTTGCTCTCTGTTCCTACCAAGTCAATCACTATGCCAGAAGGTGTTGTGTCTTTCAAGTTGACGCAAAAGAACTTTGCAGAACTTCAGAAGGCTGCTTCTGTTCTTCAGGTTTCTGACCTTGCAGTTCGAACTGATGGTGATATGCTACAACTCGCCGTTCTTGATAAGAACGATGTCACAAGCAACTGCTACACCATCGACCTTGGTGAAGTTGCGGGTGGGAAAGAATTCTGTTTCTACTTCAAGGTAGAAAACCTCAAGATGATTGAGGGTGACTATAACGTGGACATCAGTAACAAGAACATCAGTCAGTTCTCTGGTAACGATGTTGTATACTGGATTGCTCTAGAAACGGACTCGAAGTATAACGGATGACAACAGAAACACTCACAAAGAACTA